TGACCATGCCGCCACCGGCAAAAGCACGGATCAATGGGCCGTACTTTTGAACTGCGGCTTTGCGAATCACGAAGGCACCGGCATCCAATGTGCGCGGTACCGTATCGTGGTGACCTGAGCCGGGTACCGTGCCCTGAGTCATCCGAGGAAATGCCGGGGCGACTGCGCCACCATCGGCAAAATGCTGGACACCCCGTCCGACCAAGCCGCCCGTGGCATTGACCTCGACCCGCTGCACGTAGATGGTGTGCGTGCTGGAGGTGTTGGCCCCATTCAGGCTCATCACTTCGGCTCGGGCCGCGTCAGCATTGGTACTGACCTGATGCCGAGACTCGGTCTGGATGCGATCCAGCGCCTTGATCATCCCTTCGACGTTGGTGATCGCGGCCTGCGCCTTCTCCGTCGCCACCTTGAGTTCGAACTGCGAATTTTGGTCGGCGTAGGTCTTGAGCTTGTCGAGTGCTTCCTTCGCCTTGCTGACATCCGCATCGACCGGGAGGGTCTTGCCTTCTTTCAGCAGCTGCTCGTATTCCTGCAGCTTCTTCTCAGCTTCCTGCAGATCGGCCTGGATCTTGAGCAGGAATTCCTTCTCGGCCAGCGCCTTGTCCAGATCCGCGATCGCCTGATCGAAGCGGGTTTTGTCGGCATCGATCGTGACCTTCAGCCCATCCTTGAGCTTGGTCGTGATCTGGTCGATCTGTGTTTCGGTCTGAGTCAGGGTCTGCTGGATCTGCTCGCGGGCTGTCAGTGCCGACTGGGCTGCTTTCTGGTGCGCAGCACTTTCTGCATCCAGCGTCTTGTTGAGCAACTCCTCCGAGGTCCGAATGGCACCGATGGCGCCTGCCACCTCGTTCTTGCTCTGCACTGCTGCCTGATCAGCGGCCTGGGATTTCTGGGCGATTTCGGCGCGCAGGGTTTCGGCCTGGCGCATCAATTGGTCGGCGGTGGCGTACTCCTGCTTGCGGTATGCCTCGCGCGACTGCGCTTCGAGCTGCACGACCTGAGTCATGTTTTGCTCGGATTGCTTCTTGGCATCCTCAGCGCGCTTGGCCTCATTGGTTTGCGAGGTGGCCACCTGGGCGGCCAGATCCATGGCTTTTTGGGCCAGTTGTCGGGCCAGCTCGAGTTCGCCGTTGGCCAGGGCCTCGCGGGCCTTTTCCTGATACTCGGCGATCTGGTACTTGCGATCTTCGTTGGCCTGGAACTCGGTCATGCCCTGACGGGCAATCTCGCGAATGCGCTCCTCCGTCGTCATCGACAACTGGCGCTTCTCGTTCTCAATGCGCTGGACTTCAGCCAGGTGCCGATTGGCTTCAGCATTCAAGGCATCGATGTGCTGTCGGTACTCCGACAACGCCTGGGTCATAGTCTGGCGCTTGGTGGCCAGGATCTCGTTTTCGACGCGGGTGACATTGGCCGACCGCTCGGATTCTGTCTGCCCCTGGCGCTGGGCGGCCTCGATGCGGGCACGCCCCTCGTCATCAATCAACTTCAGCGTGGTCGCGGTGGCCTGCTGACGCAGCGTGGTTTGCTGCGTCAGCGCCTCAGTCAGCAGTTGCGTCGACTTGGTGATCAGCGCAGTTTCCGACTGAGTTTTGAGTTCCAGTGCGGTTAGTTCCTGCTGGTAGCGCGTCTTGACCGCATCGATCTGCCGTTGCAGGTTGGCTTCGACGATGCTGGTCAAGCCCTTGTAGGCATCGGCCATCTTGGCCGTGGCGTCATTGACGACCCCCTGCGCTTTGCCGACTGCCTGTTCGACTTCGCCCAGACGGGATTTCAGCTTCTCGAGTGCGGTGTGCACCGCTTCGACGCCACGCCCCACCGCTTCCTGTGTCCCTTGGCGCACGGCTTCGAGTCGTTTGGCGATCTCCTCGGCGGCCGTGGCGGCGGTGTTCATCGCCCCCTTGGCGGCCTCAGCACCTTTGCCCGCATCGGCGTACATCTGGCCGAAGATCTGATTCATCTCCGTCAGGCGTTGCTGGTGGCGCCGGGTCGCCTCATCGATGGTGTCGGACGTAAAGATCGCGGCAAAGGCTTCCCACCGGTACTGCAACTGCTCGATCGCCTTGACCAGAATCTCCACCATGAAGATGCCAGCCTTCCTGACGATCTCGAATTTCTCCGAGAGCCAGGTGCCGATTTCCCAGCCGACCAGGAATGACCCCAGCACGGCAAAGGCCGTCTTGAGCACACCGACGCTGGCTACGGCCGCCGACACCGACAGGTTGGCCGTAGCCCATGCGGCAGAAGTCGCACTGGCGGCCGCGACGGCAGCGGCGCCGGCGGTTTGCCACGCGGTGATCAAAGCCGGGATCAGACGATAGATCAGCACCGCCAGACCAACTTCGGCGATGCGTTTCAACCACTGCATCACGGTATCGAGGTTCTGCGCCAGCCAGGTCATGGCATCACTCAGCTTCTTGGTGATCCCCGTCGATTCATCGAGGCGACTGACCCACTGACCGAAGGCGTTGCGCAGACGCTCGAACGCCTGACTCACCGTGGCCGGTAGTTGGGCGTATTCGCTGGCCAGCTTGTCTTTCTGGCTCATCAGCGCATTGACCACCACGTCGGCGGTGAGGCGGCCTTCCTCGGCGAGCTTACGCAGCCGTCCAATCGGCACGTTCAGGCCATCGGCCAGAGCCTGCGCCAGACGCGGGCTGTTCTCGACGACGGAGTTAAACTCCTCACCACGCAACACGCCCGAGGCCAGTGCTTGACCGAATTGCAGCAGGGACGATTGCGCTTCGATAGCGGATGCGCCGGAAAGACGCAGCGCCTGCGAAATGCTTTCGGTGATCGAGAGTGCGTCCCTCTGCTCACCACCCAACATGCGCACCGCCTGCTGCAGCTTGCCGTACAGCGTGGCGGTTTCCTGGATCGGCACGCCGATGCGTTGGGCGATGTCGAACAGTTCCTTCTGGGCGACTGCGTACTCACGCTGGCCAGCGGTGGCCAGCTTTAGGCGCGCTGACATCATGTTCCAGGCGTCGGCGATCTGCACGATCTCCTGTACCTTGCCTGCCGCCCAATTGATCGACAGGAAGGCCAGCAATTGCGTCTTGGCCCGGTCGACCTGTTCGCCAAAGGCCGACATCCCAGCTTTGACTTCGGCCATGCCAGCTGCCGCCTTATCCCCGGCGGTCTTGGCGCTGGCGGACAGTTCGCCTAGGGATTTCTCGGCCGATGTGATGGCGCGTTTGAGCCCCTCGTCGGCGCCATCGAGCGCGACAAGGACAGAAATGCGATTCGCCATGATTCAATTCACCTGTCTGATCTGTTTTTCAATGGCCGCCGACAATCTCGGGATACGCCCAGCCACCAAGCGCTCTACATCGAGCCGTTTTTTGAGGACGACCTTGGGCACCAGCACCGCGATCGGAATGTCCGCACCACGTTTCAGTCGTTTAACCCCTTCCACCTTGCGATAACGGCGCTTGAAGCCGGCCAGCGGGCGGTCGTGCTCCTTGATGTTTACTGCCATGAGGACAATGTGTCCCTTGGCGTTCTTGATGAAGTAGGCGTTACCGCCGCGCATCAGCTCGGCGACTTGCGCCTTGAAGCGCTTCCTGCCCACCCGCCCATGCAGGGGAATCAGCATCCGGCCGGCGATCATTCCCCCCTTCTCGTGCATGCCCGACCAAGGGATGCGCGAACCCACGTATAGCGCCGGCAGGCGATTCTTCTCCTTGGCCAGCACACGGGCGGTGAAGCCTTTGAGGAAAGATTTCTTGACCACCGCCATCTGACCCGCGACGTGGCTACGCACGTCTTGCTTGAGGTCGGTGGCTTCGCTGGTGATTGCCCGTTCGACAGCCTTCTGGACCTTGGCCCGGAACTCGCCACCCCAACGGCGCAGTTGCGCCTGGGCGGCAGCACTATTGATGCGAACGGAGATGCGCATGATCAATCAATCGATCGAGGGTCTGATCAAGATGGCGGGCGTCGGCACGACTACCAATGGCAACGAGTGAGAGCAAGCGCGCATCTCGGGCCGCATCACCACGATGGGTCGCTGCCATGAAGGCCCGCACCTGGGCCAGGGTGTAGTCCAGGAGGTCTGGCAACCGGTGGCCGTGTTCGATCAGGTGCTGGAGGCAATCGAACCAGACACCGGCATTCCCGCTGGCAGATTCACCGTGCTGAACAGTCCGTCGAGTTTCGGCAGCACCGTCCGGGTAAAAAAATCCGCATTCACCTCGATGACCTTGGCCGCCAACAGAATGGCATCGTCCGCCGCCAAGTCATCGACCCAGTCTCGGGGCTTGCCCACGGCAATGGCAATCGCCGCCAGCAGGTCATCACCGCGCTCACCGAACAGTTCGAGCCAGTTGATCTCGCCGGCAGACAGGTGCTTCATCACCGGCGAGATCACCCTCAGAAAGGCGGGGAGTTGCCCGACCTTCAGCGGTTTCAGGCTGATCGCTTCACCCGCAATGCTCAGATCGATGCCGGCCGGCACCAGGGTATCCAACTCACTCATGACTGCTCCTCTCAAGACTCATTTCAAAGTTGCACGATGCGGCCGAACTGACCCAGCACCGCGTCGTAAGGCTTGGTGGTATCGGCCAAGAGCGATCCTTCCAGCTCGAACTTGTTGTACTCGTCCGAGATGAAAGAGATTTCCTTCAAGGGATCGAAGGCCACGCGGTAGAGCTCGACCAGCACCTTGGCATTGCCCTGTGCAGTGTTGATGCCCTCCAGTCGCAGGTACCGCTCGGGCAGCGCCTGGGTGAAGATGCCGATTTCGGTGGCGATCCCATAGGCGTAGCTGGCCTTGAACGGTGCAGTGAGGCCGGTGGTGTCCAGAAACTGGACGGCACCGAAGTCCACATCGGCGGTGTAGTGCGTACCCAGCGTCAAAGTCGCGGGTGTTCCAGCCGAATCCGTGACCACCAGGCTGGACACCTTGGGGTGGGCCAGGAAGTAGCGATCGCCCGGGGTCGGGGTGGCACCGCCAATGGGCTCGGCGGTCACCGTGCCGGGCGTCCCGACGACATGGTTGCCGTAAAGGGCCAGCGCGAGGTTTTCCTTGGTGAATTCCTCGATGGTGAGATTCACCGTGGCCGACTTCTGTTTGACCATGCGATGGTCCAGCGAACGCTGGCCGGTCTGGCTCTCGAAGTGCTCCAGCACGTCCGTCTTGAGGGACAGTTTGAGTTCGGCCACGTTACCGGGCGAGCGGACCTCGATCGGCAAACCGGCCGGGTCACGTTTGCCGAGAAAGACACGGCCTTGGAATGAAGCGTAGGTGCTCATGATTTGGGTTCCTTGCGTTGAACGAGTGAGGTTTCAGCATCCCCACGGGTCGGTTTGGGTTCGGGCACGGCGATGCCGTTGGCCAACAGCCATTCGGCGATGTCGGCATCTACATCGAGGACGGCGCCTGCGGCATAGGTCTTGCCCGCATGGACATGCGGACGGGTTAATACAAGTCGGCTCATGAGCTCATCCTTGAATGGAGATGTCGTTGGCCAGCGTCCGGTAGGTGATGCGGTAACGCGCCGGCAACGCCACGGCCACCGCATCGGCGTCTTCCACCTCCCATTCGCACTCCTGCTCCCGAATGCCCATCGCCAAGCCCCCGAAGTTCCCATCGGCCAGTAAAGCGAGGTGCGCCGCCGTGAGCAGGCGATCGGCTTCGGTTTCCGGCGTCGCCGGTGCCACGGTTCGCGCCAGAGCGACGAGACGTACCGTCAGCTCACGGGTCACGCGATCATTGGCCCGCTCGGTGATGGTTTCGTTTTCCGGAAACACCACCAAGGCCGGACACAAGTCCCGGCTGATGGCCACCGTGGGCGAACGGTGCAAGCTGGCCCCGAGGGATTCAACGGCAGGACGCACGGCCGCCATCATCGCGAGCAGGATGCGCTCGCGGACAGAATTGCCAGCCATTGGTCAGATCCTCGTGAGTTTGGCGCGCAGTTCCGAACCGTCGCCCACGGCCCGGATGTCGCGCACCTGGAAGGTCTGGCCATCGATCTCGACGGATTCGCGTCCTGTCAGCCCAGTGAACACCGTGGCCGGATAAGACATGACGTAGTCGGTGCTGAGCGTCAGGCCATCGAGCAAGGTTTCGTCTTGTGCGGCAAAGCCCACCTGCTGAGCCTGCTCGGGCGACCCATCGCTGGGCCGCCAGGTGCAGTGCTTGAGAAACCCGGCATGGGCAGCGGCCTCATACAAGTTGTAGATCAGCGCCATGATCAGGCCATCGTCAGCTTGACCAGCACACCCGGGCGATGACACATCGGCAGCGGGTTGGACTGGGTGTGAAGATCGGTACCCCGGTCAAACTTGCGCGGTTCCTGCTTGGCGTACAGCGGCTGGCCCAGTGTGTTGGCCGTCTCGTTGAAGTCGGCCGGCGCGAAGTAGGTGCCGAAGGTGTCGATGGTGCCAAGCGGGAAACAATGGGCTTCCCCAGCCTCGATGAAGCGGCGGGTGGTGCCATTGACGTCGGTCGCCTGCCCACGGTATTCCGAGAAGGTAATGCCCCCGAACGTGAAGCCGGCGCGAACATCGTTGATCAGCATGATGCCTTGCTGGTATTGCTTGTACGCTTCCTTGACGTTGGTATGGCTGACCAGCACATCGAAGAACTCTGGCGAACAGAGGCAATGCACGCCATTCATGTATTCGCCCAGAAGGCTGTCCTCCATGTGACGCAGTACGGTCGAGCACTTCCCACGCACATCAGTGTCGGAGCTGACCCATTTGCCACTGACGACTTTGCCCAATTCGAAATTGACCGTCGCCTGACCGATCTGAAACTCGTCGTAAAGGTTGTAGATGACTGAGCCATCGGCATCCAGGATCACCCCTTTGAGTGCGCCCATGCGCAGGTGCTCCAGGGTGATGGCGTGCTTGTTGCGCATAGTCTCCAGATGCCGCGCCATGACGCCGGCCAGAGACTCCATCTCGGTTTCCGATCCGAAAGATCGCAGCCCCTGGACCTCCTCGGGCAACACCACATCGTCGTGCGGGATATGCGGGATCACGAAGGAACGCACCTTGCGTTTGCCCCGGATGCCGACCGTTCCCGGAGAACCGGGCGGCATGGAGGGCAGCAGGTTGAGCACGCCGTTTTGCTCTTCGACGACGATCTGGCGGGTGCGCACGGGTTTCGCGGGGAAGAGCTTGAGCTCCTCCATGCGACCGTAGCGATTGGGAATGAGGTTGATGGCAGACGTCATCGACGCCATCGCGAACGCAGGATTGTGGAATGGGTTTTGCATATTCGTTCTCCCTGACGTCAGGCGCTGGTACGCACCAGGACACCCAGTGCTTTGAGTTGGAGGATGGCGGCTTGCTGCTCAGCGGCAGCGATGCCAACCGGCCATTGAAGGGCGTGATCGGAAACGATGGCGTGACGCGCCACCATCAGACCGTCGTTGCGATCGGCCAGATGGGCATCGGCGTCCTGCATCAGCACACCGGCGGCGTACTGGCTGCCATCGGTCGCGGACGGGTCGATCTGCTTGACCTTGCCGGTGGCAGTCACCAGGCCAAGCACCGTACCCAGCGGCAAGGTTTGGCCGGCGGCGACGGTCACGCGGTCACGTGAGTACAGGTTGGGCGCCTCGTATTTGAGGAGATCACCCAGGTTGATGGGTTCTTGCAAAGCGGGCATTTTTCAGGCTCCAGTCAGATTCATTGCTGTCCCAGGCGAGTCTTGACGGCCTGGACGAGCGGGTTGTGGGGAGATGCCGGGTGACCGGCGTTGGCTGCAGTCGTGGCGGCTTGTGGGTCGATGCGGCTGACGATCTCCGGCGAGGCATCGGCCTGCGCGGCGAGTAGCTGACTGCGAACCTTGGTGGGTGAGGTCTGGGCTTCGAGGAAACCCGCGATCAGATCGGTGCGCCCGGCGAGCGTGCAGGTCTGGGCGACCTCGATGGCGTCGGCCACGCTCATGGTCGTGGCGGTGGCCGGTTGAGAAGAACTGCCAACAGGATCAGCAGGAGGGCTGTCAGGAGCAGTGGTGTCGGTTCGATCATTCATAAAAGACTCCGTCTGGAGGTTGCGGAAAGCACCCGAGTGGCTTGCCGCCATATTCGGGAGGGAGGAAACGGATTCGAGAAGCTGCGTAAGGGCATCGTCGAAGGTGCCGATGGCATCTGCCAGCCCGATGGCGACAGCCGCCTGGCCGAAGAACAGCCCGGCTTCGGTGTCCCGCACAGCGGAGGGCTCGATGCCTCGGTGACGCGCCACCGTCTCGACGAACAGGCCGTAGATGCGATTCACCTCGGCCTTGAGGAAGGCATGGGCTTCGCTGGAGATCGGCTCGTGCGGGTTGAGGTCGTTCTTGCGGTCACCGGCAAACACGGCGGTGTAGCGAACACCGTCCTGCGCGTCCTTTTCGGACTGGTCAACGTGCATGGCGATGACGCCAATCGAGCCAACGCCACCGGTGCGCGAGACGAACACCTTGCTGGCAGCAGATGCCAGTGCGTAGGCCGCTGAGAAGGCCATGTCGTTCGCCACGGCCCAGACCGGTTTGATCTGAGCTGCCGCACGGATGCGATCAGCCAGATCGAACACGCCACCCGACTCGCCACCAGGTGAATCGACATCCAGCAGGATCGCGGCGACCTCGGGGTTGGCCAGAGCGGCATCCAACTGCGCGGTCAGTCCCGCATAGCTGGTCAGGCCGGACTCGGCCTCCAGGCCGACAGTGCGCCGCACCAGCGTGCCGTGGATCGGAATCACCGCAATCTTGGGTGTTGCGGTGGGGGCATCACGTGCCGGCGGGGTGAATCCCGAGGGAACGGCAAGGTCCGTCAAACCCACCCGGGGGCCGAGCACGGCCAGAATCACGTCAAGTTTGGGGCGATGGATCGCCAGCGGCACACCGAACAGGCGTGCCGCCATATGGGGCAACAAGGTCATGGGAGTCCTTTAAGCAGGAGAGGTGCTAGTCCCCAGATCAGGGGACGATGCGTTCTTGTTGGGCTCTGCACTGCCGCCATCCTTGGAGGTGCGGCGGGGGTCGGAGTCAAAGATCAGGCCGAGGTCATCGGCGCGCTGGTTGTCGGCGGCGATCTCGCGATCGACGTCTTCGGCGTCGTAGCCAAAGGCTGAGATGGCTTCCGAGCGACTCATCAAGCCCGCGCGGATGGCCAGCAACATCGCCTTGAACTCCTTCTCGGGATCAACCCATTGCCAACCCTGCGGAATCCACTTCACCTGGCTGTATTGGCGACGCTTGGCTGGACCGCCACGCGCGAATCCCGGGGCATCGATTGCCCCGGCCAGTACCGCCTGTTTGAGCCACGCTGCCCAGACGGGGCGGCACATCTGGTGTACCAACACGCTGTGCTGCACCATCTCGCAACGCCGTCTGAACTCGAGCAGTCCGGCCCGAATCGACGAGTAGTTCACCCCGGTCAGGTCACCCGTCAGTTGTTCGTAGGTGACACCGATGGCAGCGGCAACCGCCCGGAACTGGTTGCGCAGGAATTCAGAATACGAACCGCCGACGTCAGCCGGGTCGGAGAACTTGATGTCCTCCCCCGGCTCCAGGATTTGCAGCGTGCCGGGCTCCAGGCCAGCAAGTGCGATCCCATTGCCATCGGCTGCGCCTTCACCCATCAAGTTGTCCTCGGGGTTCTGGCGCGTGACGAACCCGGCGAACATCGCAGCGGTCTTCTTGCGTACCAGCTCGGCGTCGTCGTACTGGTCGAGTTCGTTAAGTTTCACCAAGGCACGCGACAACCATGGCTCGCCCCGGATCTGACCCGGGCGTAGCACGCGATAGAGATGGATGATCTCTTTGGCATCGATGCGCACGGTGTCCTGTCCACCCTGGCCCGACATCGGCGCCAGCCGTCCGTCTTCAGGGTGGGATTTGTAGAGGTGGTAGGCGACGCGCCGCCCCAGGCTGTCGAACTCGATACCGGAACGCACCACGTTTCCAGACGGGAGTTCCGTGTTGAGATTGATCGGCAGGTGCTCGGCTTCCAGCAATTGCAGTTGCAAGGGCACAACCAGCCCATCCTCCGGTCGGCGAGGACGCAGGCGGATCAGGCACTCGCCGCCTTCGAGCATGGCGCGGCAGGCCAAGGCCTGCAGGCCATAGAAATCGGTCTGCCCGGCTGCATCGGCTTCCTCGGTCCAGTCGCGCCACAGCGCTTGCACCTCGGTTTTGAAACGCTCGTCGCTGGCCAGGCTCTGCGGCTTGATGCCGGTGCCGACCGCGTTAGCGACGAAAGCTTCGATGCCCGACTGCGCCCAGGCGTTGCGTCGCACCAGGTCACGACTCTTGATGCGCAAATCGTTGCTGGTGGCCAGGAGTGCGGCGACGGCACCGGGGTTGCCGGGCATCCATGCCAGAGAACGGCGCCCACGACCGGCGCCTTCGTGGACCGGGGGCTGGCCGAAGAGACTGCGGAGTTTGGAATACCAAGCCATCAGAACCCCTTCGAGGTGGTCACCCGGATCTGGCGAGGGGCCCCCGGCCACAGACCAGTTTCTGCCGCCTGCTGCGCCAAACCGCGCTTGACCTCACGGATGGCCACGGTCAGTTCCTCGATTGAGCGGTACTCGACCGTCTTGTCGCCAAAGCTCACGCGACGCTCCCCTTTGGCAAGGGCGCTCTCCAATGCCTGGAGTTGGGATTCTGTGTAGGCCATCAGCGGTACACCACGAGGTTGATTTCGGTAGAGTCGTCAAAGGACGCCTGTGCCGTGGCGCAAGCGATGTCGACGAACTGTTCGGTTTTGAGATCCGAGGTTGAGCGGACGATGGCCACGCGCTGCGTACCACTGTTGGTGCTGCTACGTGCCAAGGCCGTCCAGCAGTAATTCGCATCCGGCAGCGTCACCGCGAAATGCACGCGGTAGCGCCCCACCGCCGTGCGCACAACGCTGGCAACGTTGTAGGCACTGGCGATCACCATCTGGCCATTCACGTAGCCAAAGCTGACCCAGGCTCGCGCAACCCCTGGGTGAGCAGCATCGATTTTGGTTTTGACTTCAAAACCGATGCGACTGGCCAGGGATGCAATGGCGGCGGTCAGGCTCATCAAACCAGTGCCCCGTCGAAGATCACGACGAAGTCGGTGTCGGTGTTCCCAACATCGGCGGCAGCTACTGCCCCGATGTTGGTGCGGGCCTGCAGTTGCTCGGCGACTGTCAAAGTTTGCGCCGCGTCGAAGCGCACCCGCAGATTGACTGCGGCCAGGATCGCATCCAGCCCCGTGGTGCCGTTCTGCAGCAACTGCTGAATCTCGACCAAGGTATCGTAAGCGGCGTCCGCCCCGCCCAGGATGTCGGCTTTGAGCGCATCAAGCAGTGCGACGATCTTGTTCGACGAGTAGGTGCTGGTGGTCGCGATCTGGGTGTCATCGATCGCAGTGGACGAGAGCACAGCCGCTTTCAATTCGTTGATCGCCGCCACCAGACTGGACTTGTCGGCGGTCGACAGGCTGGCCAGATTACCGGCGGTGGCGCGGACGTCGTTGAACTCCTGGGCGACCCTGATGACCAGGCTCTCAATTCGGGTGGCAAGACTCATGAAAACTCCTCAATGTCAGGACAACCAGCGACTCTTGATGACGCGCCGCCGTGATGGGGTTGCAGAAACAGCAAGGCCACCTCGTTGGGTGGCCTCGTCTGGGTTGAATGATTGAATTGCTTGCGCCTCATCCGGCGGCCGTTCCATCCCGAGTTGGCGCTCCAGTTCGCGCCAGTGGCGTTCCTCGAAGCGATCCAGGCCCGCCGCCGATGCGGCTGCCCGGGCATACACATAGCAGTCGAGCGCTTCATTGCGCTCGCGCATCTTTTGCCACTCGCGCACCGGGAAGCCGTTGCGGTCGCGGCGGGTAATCAACTGTTCGGCGCAGAGCTGCTGGATGAATTCGGCGTCGATCTTGGGCAAGTGAACGAAGCCGGTCGGGTAGACGGTGGTCACACCGTCCTCGCTGACATCCGCGCCCTTGCGCAGGTTGTTGTAGAACTCCAGCTTGGCAATACCAACCGCCACCATGAACACCTTGATGCCCCGGCGCAGCTTCTTGCCGCCCTGCGAAACATCGATGGCCGTCGGCGTGCCGATCAGGGCCGCGCCGCGCGGCACCCCCTTGACCGGCATCACGCGCGGGTCACGGCAGGCACGCACGAAGGCGTAGGCTTCCTGCGTCGCAAAGCCGGTGTCCAGGGCGAACCGGGCCAGCGGCATGGCTGCACCGGATTCATGGGTCCAGGTTTCGGCCAGCAGTTCGGCCAGTCGTTTCCACACGGCATCGCGAGCGGTGTCGCCCATCAAGACGCGGTGCTCGACCAGCCAGGATGCCTTGCCGCGCCCGAAAGCCCAGATCGAGGCTTCAATGCGGTCCTTTTGCACGTCGGCTGCGCCGACCAGGAGCAGTCCGCCCTGCGGCACGCGTCCCAGCGGATAGTCCTCGCGTCGTTCAACCAACCGTTGCCAGTCGGGCGCCTCGCCTTCCTCAACCCAAGTCTCCCCGAGTTCGGTGTTCTTGAAAGTCTTGATGGCTGCGGCCGATCCAGACTCTTTGCTGACTGCGCTTTCCCACGCCGTCGCAATGTCGCGCCAGGAGCGCCAGCCCACCGGGCTGTACAGCGACGACAAGTGGAAACCCGCTGTCCTGCCAGTGGCGTCATCCACCATGGAACGCCACTCACCGTGCTCCAGCATCCAGGTCTTGTGATGCTCGGCGATCGCCGTGTCGCAGGATTCGCAGATGTAGGCCGCCGTTTCGGGCTGCCCCTTGTCCCACCGCAGCTGCTCGAAGCGCAGCCACTGGCGATGCGAGCAATGCGGGCAAGGCACGAAGTAGCGGCGCTGGTCGCTGGCCTCGTACTCGCGCTCGATCGCCGAAGACCCAGAGATGGTGGGTGTCGAAACGATGAAGATCTTGCGCCGCGCGAACGTGCGCGTCCGCGCTTCGGCAAGCGAAATCGCATCACCTTCGCCCTCGACGTCTAGCGGATAGCCATCGACCTCATCGAGAAACAGGTAGCGCACCGGCATCGAACGCAAACCCACTGCGCTGTTGGCCCCAGTCATCACCAGGACGCCACCCCGGAACTCCTTGGCCAGGATGGTGTTGCCTGAATCCCGGCTGCGCGCCGGGGCGATCAGTTCCACCAGCGCAGCGGATTCCTCGATCAACGGGTCGATCCGCTGCTTGGAGTTGCGCTTGGCCATCTCCACCGTCGGCCATACCGCCATCATGGGGCCGGGTGCGTGGTGGATCACGTAGCCAATCCAGTTCGATCCCATTTCGGTGGCGCCCAGCTGGGCGGCCTTCATGAACACCACGCGCTCGACCGGCGAGGTCGGCGACAGGCAATCCATGATCGCCTTCAAGTACGGTGTGCGGCTGGTGCGCCAGCGCCCGGGTTCGGCCGAGGCTTTGCTGGAGAGCATGCGGTGGCGATCGGACCATTCGGACACGGTGAGCAGCGGGTCGGGCAACAATCCCTCGCGCCAGGCGCGTTCGATCTCGGCAGCGCCGTCGTAATCAACATCCATCATCAGTCCACCCGGGGCTTGAGTTCGCCCAGTTCCTGCAAGTGCTCGCGCACGGCGGCTTCCAGCGCCACGTGCATCGTGTGGGGATCGACCGCCAGCTTGGCGGCCATCTGTGCCGAAACACGAGCCGGCCAGTTCAACCAAGCATCACGCTCTGAACGGGCAAGCTTGAAGACATGGGCGATGGCCTGGGAGCGGTCGATCAGTTCGCCTTTGAGGCGAGCCAGCCGGACCTTGTTGGTCTGCGCCTTGACCACCTCGTTGACCGTTCTCGCCTGCAACAGCGAGGTGCCACCACCTGCGCTGCCGGACATGGACCCGGCGCTTTCGCCGCTCTGAGTTCCCGCTTCTGGCACCGCCACTTTGATGGCCTTGGCCTGGCTGCCACTGCGTGGCGCCTCGGTGTTGCGTGCCCACTCTCTGTCCGTCCGTTCGGGGTCCAGTGTTCCGTCCGCTTCTGGGGTAATGCGACCTGCGGTGATCGCCTTGCGCACCGCTGCGTCAGAAACCCCTCGGTGGCGTGCATAGGCACGAATAGAAATACCCATTTGAAACCCCGCGGGCCCCTTCAAATTTGTTCGTCAGTCCATCGGAATTCGCTTGGCTTCAGTTGGGAACAGCGCGTTCATACGTTCGTCATCAACGCCATCGAAAGACACGAAATGAACCAGCTCGAGCAACTCCTGACGCAGATCGCCCAGCAACACCTCCACATCGAAACCCTGGAAACGCGCCGGTCGGACAGCCTGGACTTCCACGACGTGGCTGTCTGGTTTCTGCGCGATGCCCTGGAAGCCGCCTTCAACGCAGGCATCGAACAAGGTCGCAAGGCAACGAAGTCGAATCACGCCAAAGGCTGAGCAGAAACAGTCAAAGCCCAGCAACAAACGCTTGGCTTCACTCCTGAACAGCGCGTTCATCACGTCACCGCATCAACACATCCAAAGGAGCATAAAATGACCACCACCCAACTGACCCCAGCCCAGCACGCGATCCTGGCCTACGCCCTCGAACACACCGGCGGCAAGATCAACTGGTTCCCCGACAACATCAAAGGCGGCGCACGCAAAAAGGTGCTCGACGGCCTGTTCAACCGCGCCATGATCACCACCGACGGCACCGACTGGTTCATCGCCGCCGAAGGCTATGACGCGATGGGGCGCGCGCGACCCCATCTCGAAGCCGCCCCCCAACCCACCACCATGCCCCTGGATGCTGACCCCGAAATCGAAGCCGCCGTAACGGCCGCCGAGACGGAGTGGACACAGAACAAGTTCCCGGTGCCAGCCAAACCACGCACCCGCGAGAACAGCAAGCAAGCCGAGGTGATCAAGATGCTGCAACGTCCCGAAGGCGCAACCATCGGCCAGATCTGCACAGCCACCGGTTGGCAGGCGCACACGGTGCGCGGCACCTTCGCCGGCGCCTTCAAGAAAAAGCTGGGCCTGACCATCGTGTCGGAGAAGCCCCAGGGCGGCGAGCGGGTGTACCGGCTCGCCTGATCAGAAAGATCGAGAAAGAAGCTAAGCCCCGCTTGGCTTCTCAATCGAACAGCGCGTTACTACGGGTATCGCAACGATCAACCCCAAGGAGATCAAGATGAACACCAGCAACCAGATCCCCGCCACCCAGAACGACGCCTGGGGTTTTTGGGGCACGATGAACGAGCACGCCAGCGTCGCATGGCCATTGGCGATGAACGCCATTTCCAATGCCACGGGCGAGTCCCTCGAATCAGTGCGAATCTTCCTCGACAGCCGCCACGGACGTCATTTTGCGGACGGGGTTCAGGACGGTCTGTACCAAGGACTGGCCCTCCAGGACACAATCCTTGCCACCACCCAGCAGTGGATGGGCTGGACGATCGGCCGCACCACCAGCAAGCAGCACGGCATACCGCGCGGCTTGCCTTACCTGACGGGCTTTGTTGTGCATTGCGCCATCCTCGACGAAGCGTTGGCCGCGTGAAGGAGCTCGAGATGCACAACGCAAACCAACGCGCCACCCATAACATCGAACACAACTACGATCGGTTCGTCACCGAACTCACCGCACTCACCCAGAAATACGGTGTGGCCATTCGATCAGTCGGCGGCGTCATCCTCGCCGAGCATGTTGGAGAGTTCCGAGATGTCACCTACGTGGCCGACATCACCAGCGGAGATATCTACCCCGACTTCCCCGATGCCTGAGAGGGCGTCAAACGTTGCACCATCCGATTCCCGGGTGGCTTGCTTGCCCGTCCAATCTTGCCAGCGTCGCACGATCACATCGACGTACTTGGGATCGAGTTCGATCAGCCGCGCCATCCGCCCCGTTTTCTCGGCGGCGATCAGCGTCGTGCCGGAGCCGCCAAAGGGATCGAGCACCACGTTGCCGGGGCGGCTCGAATTGCGGATCGCCCGCTCGACCAGCTCCACCGGCTTCATCGTCGGGTGCAGGTCGTTCTTCTGCGGCTTCTTGATGTTCCAGACGTCGCCCTGGTCGCGGTCGCCACACCAGTGGCGTTGTGCCCCCTCGGGCCATCCATATAGGATCGGCTCGTACTGGCGCTGGTAGTCGGCTCGGCCCAGCGTGAAGGTGTTCTTGGCCCAGATGATAAACGTCGACCACTTGCCACCGGCAGCGCGAAAGGCTGCCTGCAGCACGTCGAGTTCGCTGGACGACATCGCCACGTAGATCCCGCCTCGGCAATTGGTGACGGTCGGCGTCAGCGCTGCCAGCAGGAAGTCGTAAAAGCCGTCGCCGAGGTTGTCGTTCAGGATCGCACGATCCTTGCCGCGCATCTTGTCCTTGGCGCTGTTGGCGTAGTTCACGTTGTACGGTGGGTCTGTGAAGACCATGTCCACCGGCTCGCCATCGAGAACCCGGTCGTAGCTTTCGGTCACGGTGGAATCGCCACACAGCAGGCGGTGACCGCCGAGAAGCCAGACATCACCTGGGCGCGAGACTGGTGTCTCGGACACCTCCGGCACCGCGTCGTCATCGGTTTCGCCCTCGGCATCCGGCTCCTCGCCCGACATCAATTCGGCCAGCGCATCGGCATCGAAGCCGGTGAGCGACAGGTCAAAGTCATCGTCCTGCAGGGCGGCAACCTCGATGCGCAGCATCGCATCGTCCCACCCCGCGTTCTCGGCGATGCGGTTGTCCGCGATGACCAGGGCGCGGCGCTGGATCGGCGTCAGATGCTCGAGTACAACTACCGGCACCACTTCCAATCCGAGCTTCTGGGCAGCGGCCAGCCGACCGTGGCCAGCGACGATGATCCCGTCACTGCCCGCCAGGATCGGATTGGTGAATCCGAACTCGGCGATGCTGGCGGCGATCTGGGCTACCTGCTCCTCGGAATGGGTGCGCGCGTTGCGCGCATAGGGCAACAGCTTGGCGGTCGGCCACTGTTCGATTTTGTCGGCCAACCAGTTCATGCCGCCACCTCTGTTTCGCG